GAGGATCTTTATAAATCAACCGACAAGCTAAACAAACATATAGAGTCTATGGCATTAAACAAAGTTAACATTGAGTTTTTACGTAAACAAATGGATAAAGTTTTAGAAGATATTGAAAAACTAAAAGACGCAAACAGAGAATTTAAATACACAAACGGTAACGGACAATGATAGAAACTGTAGTGGCTTTGCTGATGTTTTGGGACGGAGAGATCAAAGAGCACAGAATACAAGAATCCATGGCTGATTGTTTACGTGCACGTCGTGTAGCAGAACGTGATTATAATCCAAATATATCTTACAAATGCATACGTAGCGAAGCAGAAACAGAAATCTACATGGGTGAAAAGAGTATTAAAAAACTTCACCTAAAATGAAAAAGCCCAATAAAAAAAGAAATCCAGTAGCAAAGCAACTTAGACATTTTAAAAGAAAAGTGATAAAGAATAAAAAATTGTATGACAGAAAAAACAATAAAATTTCATACTGAAATAGTTAATGGTGTATGTCCAACATGTGATGAATATACAATGTTAGTAGGATTAACTAGACAATATTTTAGGTGCCTAACGTGTGGTGCAGATCTTGAACAACACGTAAATGGTTGCATAAGATACATACCTCACTTACACAAAGAAACACTACAATCTGTAGTTGACGGATACTTTGGCGATGGCAAAGAAAGCTAAAGGTTTATACGCAAAGGTTGCACATGTACCTATGTTTCACAAAACATCGATTGGACGTAATCCTAGTAAAGCAAAGATGAACAAAAACCGCCGGCGTAGTTTTAAAAAATACCGTGGCCAAGGCCGTTGACAAACATCCCAAAATATCCTAGTCTTTGGGTATGAAAGAAAAAATAATAACAATAAAACCAAAAGGCATTACAACTAAACAATACTCTAGTTTATTACTAGAATTAAACCTTGTAAAAAAATCATGGAGACAATATGGTGTTGATATGCAAATAAATGCACCTGGTTTAAAAAATATTTTAAAGTGGGGCACTAAAAGTCACGATGCAAAAGAAACTTGATGAGATAGCAAACCTTTGGAATAAAACAAAGGACCCGTATTACAAGGATCTATGGTATCAAGAAGTTAGGAGATGGGCTTATGGCAAAGACGCTGATAATATTAGTTTTATTATTCGACGGAACTCTAATTCAAGAGAGATACGAACTGACAAGAGAGATGCCAGTACATGAATGTTTGGCGTTTGGTGATGATCATAGAGAAGCTATTGCAGAGTATAAAGAGTTTGATGATAACCTTAAGAATGGATGGTATTTAAAAGATGGTCGTGGAACTGTTCAAGGCCATATGTGTGAGTAGTCTTTTACTTTTGCCTGCTATACTTTTACTTTGGAGATGGGATCAAGAAACACCTACTCCTAAGAGGGAAAGTGGAGTAGGTAATGGTGAGAAGATAAACTCCCCATAACACAATCCTGCCACATTGTCAAATCGTAGGCACAGGTGTGCAGGTAAATTTAATATACATACCATATTTATTTATCTCTTTTGGACCTATCTCTTCTAATTTTTTAATAGCTTCATTATACCCAAAATGTAGGCAATCATATTTTGTATTAAATGCTTCAGGCCACTCAAAAGGAGGCATACAATCTCCAACAACACTAGAACAAATAATTAAACTCATTAAAATTTTCATTGACAATCCTATAATATCACCTATATATGGGTTATTAATATGAAAGGAAACACTTATGACAGACATGAGTAAATACAAAAATGTTTCTCTAACAAAAGAAACATACGCTACATTGGATAAGTTATCAAAGGTATTATTGCCCGATGCTAAATTATCTATAGCTAAAACTATAGAATCAATTGCAAATGAGAAAGCGAAAAAATTAAATGGTAAAATTAAAAAAAGCTAATGTTAAGCACCTGATATGCAATACTTGCAACGGTAATGGTTACGTTAGAATGAAAATATACACTGGACAAATAAAAGTATTTCAGTGTTGGAATTGTGATTCGGAGGGAGAATATTATGAAACAATTGAAAATAACAATGTTGTTGCTGATAATATTAGTAATGACAAACTGCACTAAGTTAGAGTTTGATAGCTTTGATCCTGTAACTTCAACACTAAGATGGGTAATAACAAGTGAAAATAAATAATTTAATAGACCCTAAAAATCCAAACACTGTTGGTAAAAGCTTTGCAAATCTTGGTAATCACATATTAGTAATATGTTTTGTGATTGCTTTAATGTGGGTAGTATGGGTGAGTTATAAATGAAAGAGACTGATGCAGCTTACATAGCAGGGTTATTTGATGGTGAAGGTAGTATTTATTATGTTAAACGAACTGAAAAGAAAAAGAAACATAAAGGCAAAGGGCACAGAGAAGCATATTGCTGGCGTATTAGTATGGAGATAACAATGACAGATCAATCTGTACTACGTTGGGTCCATGAAGTTTTAGGTTGCGGAACCTTCAATCACAAACCAAGAAAAGGTCTTAGAAAAGATGGTACACCCTATCTAAAACAATACAAATGGAGATGTACATTTAGAGATGCGTATTATGTTTGTTGCATGTTATGGCCATATGCACATACAAAATTACCTAAAATACAAAAAGTTATAGACCATTACTCACATTTGGATAATATAATCATGAATGACAAAGTTATAAATTTAAAAGAATATAAGGAAAGGATGGCATTAGAATGACAAATCAAAAAATAAACATACAGATATTTAACTGGGGACCATGTGTTGTCAGGATGAAAATAACTGATTCGTTTAAAAAACTATTATTAGACGAGGGTGAAAAAAATAAATTAGATTTCACTGATAAACTTGCAGGAATCTTAGACAAGGAAACAGGTTACAGTGAGGAGTCTAAGAAAAAAATACTACCAGAATTATCACAATGTCTGGGTGTATACGATCAAGCTTTCGAACAGTATGTAAATAAAAAATACGAAAAGAAACCAGAATATATTTTATCTGCTCTTTGGATAAACTATCAAAAGCCGAATGATTTTAATCCACCACACGACCACGATGGTAAGTTATCATTTGTTACATATTTAAAAATACCTGAAGAATTAAAAAAAGAAAATTCTAAATACACGGGTAAGAGTTGTGGACCTGGAGGTATACAGTTTATCTATGGTAATGGGCCGAGAGACTGTATTACCTATATGTCTTTTATGCCGGAAGAGAATGATATGTATATCTTTCCTGCATGGTTAAAACACTGGGTAGCCCCTTATAAATCTGATTGCACACGTATATCTGTAAGTGGTAACGTACATGACTCTGCGCCATTAAATAATATCATGAGATTTGCGCCTAAGTATTTAGAGAGAAAAGAAAAAAATGAAAATAAAGAGGATGAAAAATATCTCGAGGAGTTAAAAAAGAAATTATGACGACTGCATTTGGATTCGGTATGTTTGGTTATAATATGGTCTGTTTAATGATAGCTGCTTTGATAGTTTATTATTGTATAAATAGATTTCTATGATGGGTGATAAAGATTTAAACGAGTACCATAGTCTTGGTAAACCGATAAAATGGAACAACAAATACACCTATGTTACCGGTACACGGCACGAGGACCATGGAACACGGACCTATGATGTAAATGGTGCTAGACTTCCGTCTGTAACTACGATATTAGGCGCTACCAAAAATCAACAATTCTTAAAAGATTGGAAGGCCAAAGTTGGAGAACAAGAAGCAGACAGAATCAAGAATCTATCTAGCAAACGGGGCACTAGTATGCACAAATTCTTGGAACACTACGTGCAAGGAACTGGCTACGATGATCTTACAGAACTCGGACAGAAGGCGAAAGCCATGGCCAAGAAAGTTATTGATGTGGGGCTTACACCAGTTGAAGAGATTTATGGCTCGGAAGTTACATTGTATTATCCTGGGCTATACGCTGGGTCTACTGACTTGGTATGTGTTCACAACGGTATGGACACTGTTGTAGATTTTAAACAAGCTAACAGACCAAAGAGAGAAGACTGGATTGAAGATTACTTTATGCAGATTGGAGCCTATGCAATGGCACATGACTACGTCCATAAAAGTGAAATAAAACAAGGAGTTGTAATGATTTGCACTCCTGATTTATATTATCAGGAGTTTAAAATTTCAGGACCAGAGTTGCGTTCCTGGAAGCACAAGTTTCTCAAACGATTAGATATGTATCACGAATTAAAGTTTGATGAAAAAGAGGCGGTTGACATAAACTTGCCACAATTAGAAAAGGAGATGAAAAATGAATGATAAATTATTTATAACGATGCTGAAGAGATACGAAGCAGACATTGAAGATGCTCTATACAAGATAGAATGTATTAACGAGCATGGTTTAATTATACCTGAGCATACTGGTATCACTGATGAAGTTGACAAATTGTTACTAAAAGTTTCAGAGACCGAGGGAAAGCTGGCAGCATTGCGTCAACATTATGGCAAAAGAGAGGCAAAGACTGTACTATAAGAGATCTAAAAAGTTTAAAAATTTTTTAGAAAAAAAGTACAGAGTAAAAAGTGTCTTTTTGTCGTTTTGGTCTAGAAGTGTTGATTTTATTGACTTTAGGGTAGACAAATTAGGTGACAAATCATGTTTAGGTAGACAAATTATTTTGTCACTATACAGAAAGGCCTTCCGCGAAACGTTTTGTTTTTGTCTCACTAACTTAAAACTTTCTAGATCCCTTATACAAACGTGATATAAGACTGTATGCCTAGGAAAAGAAGAAAAGCTATTGCCTCTATAACTCCCGATATACCTTATCCGAAAGTCCGAGTGGAGTGGATCGATTGTGTGAGCGATTCGGGCTGGGCTACTGATAAAGAGTTTGACAAGATGAAGTTAGCAAGACCAGTCAATGAAGGTTGGTTGTATTCTAAAGATAAAAAATCAATTAAATTATTTGCTTCTTACGATAGAGAAGATGATGGTAGTTTTAGTTTTGGGGATCGGACGATGATTCCTCGGGCTTGGGTAAAGAAGATTCAGAAGTTGTAGATGGTGTTACATCAATCAATTGACCGTAGTCGTCTAAAATTTGTTTCATCTTTGCTTCTAATTCTTGTTCTGACATATCTTCTAGTTTCCCAGTTTTTATTATTTTTCTGTCTATGTATAATCCTGCTGCCTTGCCTCTGTTGGCTTCAGCATTTACAGCAGAAGAGAAAGATCCTTTCTTCAACGCTGCCTCACGAAGTCTAGCAAGTTCAGCTATGTGTCCCTCGTAGGTCACTTCATGTTTTCTTAATCTTTCTTCTCTCAGTTCTCCCATGTATTTTACAACAAGTGGAGATAGTTTTGGGTTAGTTAATTCTGACCCCTCTTGCCTAGCTCTCTTTGGGCTGTAGCCAGCTTTGATAGCAGCCTCTGTTTTAGTCATAGGTCCATTCTCATCACCGAATACATAACACTCAGCAAACTTCATCTGCATTTCTGTAAGTCTTTTTGGTAAGCCCATATTGACAATTTAAGGTAACATTGTTATAAAGTCAAGGATGGAAAGAGGTCCAAACGATTTGGAAGAAAGAATAGAAATGTTGGAGAAACAGAAAAAGTTTATGCAAGATAAGTTACGCAAAGCTGGTGCTAGAATAAAAGATTTAGAGGCAATAAGTAAAAGTCATCAGAAGTTAGTTGGTAGTCTTTTGACAGATAAGAAAAAACCTCAATGGGATGATACTGAGTAATGTTTGTTAAACATCTGCAAGAATACCTTGAACAGTTTACGGTTGTCAAAGGTAAGAAAGTTACAGGCATAGGTAACGCTCGTATCTATATGCAGGTCGGTGATCATTTGGAAGAGATTAGAAGAATTGAAGTGCAAGAGTCAAATATTATTGGACAAAACTCTATTCGTGTTGTATTAAAACCTGAACGGTCAAGATTAATTATCGCTCCTACCACACCAGAATAGAAAGCACTAGTTACCTTGAAAGCAGAGAGAAAATTATATGAAAAACTTAAAAGAAATTGTAACAAAATTAGTTGGATTAGACTCGAAAATCTTAGTCTTTCCGGCACTCCTGATCTATTGGGTTATAATACTAACGGCCACTTTTTTACAGTTGAACTAAAAGTTACGAAGAGTAACAAGGTGCGCTTCAGTCCACACCAAATTGCGTTCCACGTGAAGCACCCAAAGAATAGTTTTATCTTAGTAGAGCACCTCGGTCAAAGGTCCGTGAAACTTTTTCCAGGTTCAGGAATCTTGGCGCTTGAAGCTTGTGGCTTGGCGCTTGAGCCTTTGTGCTTGACGCTTGATGCTTGTTGCTCTTTCTTTCAGGAGCTTGGCGCTTGAAGCTTGACGCTTGGTGCTTGCTGCTTTAGGCCCGGACCAGGATGCACGCGGCTAAGCCCACGCGTCGAGTTAGCTCCGCTAATGACCTGATCCGATATTCCACGCGGGAATTCTGTTTTAGTGTATACCATATGAAATTGTTTTAATTGTGGCGTCCCAGCAAGCCCGGCAGTCTCTGCATTCGTTGTCTTGCTTTGCAGCTGGGCAAGTAGCGTTAACCGTTACAACCTCTGAAGAGTTGGGCCACGACTGAGGCGCCCGCTGGTCAACCATGGGCGCGCTGAATCGTATGACTAAATTGTCCGGCTTGTTTTGCAGGTGGTCCTTTATCCATGCTTCACGGGTTGGCATCCAATGACGCCTTGAAGGCGTTAACCTGCAGACAGCATAAATTTTTTGTAAGTGGTCCAAGTCTTGGACGTCTCCGCTGTCATGCCATCTAAATACATCGGGCTTCTTGCTGTTGATCAGGTGGGCCATTGCTTCAACCCAGTCTGAGCTCTTAATAGCTGCCAGCCTTCGATACTGTGCATCCTGAACAACCTTGAACACGTAACAGCCCTTGAGCGCGTAACAGTCATAACAGACGCTGCCTGGTACCTTCTGAAGCTTGCCGCCAGTCTTGCATTCTTTGGCAGGTAAACCTATCGACCAGCCAGGCATTTTTGAGGGCTTGCTCAGGCTGCCTCCTATAATCTGTAATGCTTTCTTAGTGTCCATGTATCCTATATAATCCTTTATTCTTTCTTTGTCAACTAGCTTGACGCTTGCTGCTTGCCGCTTGTGGCTTGCTGCTTGAAGCTTGACCAGCGGGGGCACACGCGTGCGCCTTGCCACTGATCCCAGGTCCAATCTGCACTCTCGAGACTTCTAGGCCATAGCAAATTAGACCAGGGATCAGGCCAGAATACACGCTAGCAAATTCTGGCTCACTGATCCCAGGTCCTGCCTTAAAGGTGTCTAGAATTGCCTGTACAGGACCAGGGATCAGTAGCATAATCTTAAGTAACATCATTAGCTGGGTACAAAGTACCACTGCCGGGGTGTTAACCTACTGATCCCAGGTCCATCCTGCAAGTTTCGTCTCTTGCAAGTTTGTGGATAGACCAGGGATCAGTTCTAGTTGTGGAACAGCCAAAAGGCACCACAACCAGAAGTTGTCCCAGATTTAATAAGTTAAATCCGATGAAGTTCAAATTAAATCTATATCCTATATAATCCTTGACAAATGATTTGTCAAGTGGTAATTTAAAAAAATTAAATATAGGAGAAATAAATATGACTACAAAAAAGATAACACTTAACGCAGAAAAGCGAAAAGTGATTGCAGATCAATTTAAATCTTTTTACGAAGATAAAGTAAAAGACAAATTGATTAATGCGAAAGAACAATACAATGCTATGAGAGAAAAGGCAAAAGTTGCTATTGATAGGGTTGTAAGGTTTCATCAACCACAGGAAGATGTTGATACAATTAGATCAATGATACAAAAATACAATAGAGCAGGTGGCGAATTGTATGAGGATAATTGTTTCTACGTTCAAATGCCAATCACAAAAGTTGATGACGAGGGTAGAGAGTATGACGCAAATGATGAAGTTCATGTCAGATTTGATATGGGTAGAAATTTTGCAAGAGCATATTATCGAGATGAAATGAAATCAAAGGGTTTAAACCCAGATTATCATTTATCAATTAATGATGACTACTCTAAAAGAAATCCAAAATATTATGCAGATGAAAGTGCTGTAAATAAATTTTTGGGTTTTAGTACATCTTCAAATGATGATAAATCTGTAATTACACCTGTTGCAAAGTGGGAAAATGATTTCAAACTTTGGACAATCGGTAATACTTATTGTCATTCAAGACAATTTAAAGTTGATGAAAGCACTTTAAATTTTTTCAAGATGTATGTTGCTAGTGCAGACGAGGTTATTAAACAACATCAACAAATGTATAGTTATGTTGAGGGCAAAATGCAAAAAGTAAGATTAGGTTTAAAATCTTATAGAACCTTTGATCATGCAAAACAATTAGCAGATAAAGTTGGAGTTGTGTTGAATGAAACAATGTTAAATGAAAGTTCAAGTCTTGCTCTTTCAATTTACTCGCCAGATAATCTTGCAAGTTTATTAGAAGATAAGGTTGAACCAACAAAAGCAGAGAAGATTGCAATAGCGAAAAAACTATTACAACAATCGGTAAGTAGTTTAAATTAACTATTGACACCCTATCCTACTTATTGTAGGATAGGGCAGAAAGGATAATTAAATATGACTAAAACATTTTATATAACTTACTGGGCTAACAAGCACAAAAAACACATTACAAGACGTGGAAAACATGACGATAAATCTAGATATGGCACATCAAAACAAGGTGTCCCTTATTATGTTTATTATGATCTAGACGCACATGGATATAGAACTGCCAACACTGCGTGGAAAGTTAGGCACTAATGACAGATTACGTCTGGTGTCATGGTCCGAGTTGCCATAAAAGAAAAACAACAACAAGGGTTCGTGGTGTCAAGGGTTCTAAAGTTTTAAGAACTGTTAAGATCGCTCAAGGTCATCAAAATGCACGAGGGTTGTGGAATTACTTTTGCGACCAGACTTGTATGCAGGATTTTTTCTGGAAACATTTTCAAGAGTTCGTTGCATTACACCCTAGGACCGAGTGCCTTGAAACACCGATCGAGGACCCAAAGAAAACTAAACCATATGAAAATTGTAGTTGGTATAATTGGGAAATAAAAGAGGTTGACAATAACTCTAATCCATGAGAATATAGGATATGACAGATAATAAAGACTATACAAGACGAAACAGATTCAATGGCAAGTCTGTTGAATTAACAAAAGAAGAATCAGAAATACATGACAAGGTATTTTATCACGAGGCACTAGAGCAATGGGATGAAATGCTAAAAGCAAAGGACAAGTTTAGTAGACTTAATCCTAAAGCATACATGGTATTACTAGATTAACTCCCTACATATGAATACCCCTGGCGCTAACGCGCCAGGGGTCCCGAACCAAATCCAAAAATCCAAATAAACTTTGACCCCAACCCCCCTTTTTATACAAAGGGGTCCCACTACTGTCGGTTGTATTGCATTC